GCACCAACCGCTTCGTATCCTAAATTAACCGCTGCTCCAGTTGCCCAATTTGGTACGAACACTGCGCTATCGTCTCCACGAATGAAGCGTTCAATGTCTTTCGTGTCTAGCCCCCAGCTTACTAACAACTTTAAAACTAGCCCTGTGATGACGCTGTTCCAACCGTTGCCTCCTATGCTTGTTCACCTAAGTCCACTCATTATACCTCCTGTGACTGGAAGTTTATCATTCATTCCATCAACCTTAACACCTAAAGTAGCGACTAAGAACCCGTGATTGATACTTGCGACAATTGAATCGTATTCAGTAAGCCGTTCGTCGGGGACATTAAGCCTAGCGTGTCTGGTTAAGACGTTGACAATTCCAAGTATTTCTTTGGACGTAGGTTGGTGATCAAATCCCTTGTAATCGTATGGCAGACCAAACTTTGAGCTACAGAGTTCTAACATTTTAGCCAGCCTTTTCGTTTGCTCAGGAAAGGTTTCCTCACTAGTATTACCAGGCCAGTCATAATTCGCACCACCCAATAACTCAGTAACCCAAGTCATCTTCAGGTAGTTGTAGATATCACCAGCTACAGCAAGTCTCAATTTACCAAGCTCTGATTTAATTATGACGAAGTTTTCTTGACCCTCGTATGCCAAGCTATCCTGCGCCAGTACTCCTAAAACAACGACGTCGGCAACCATGTTTTTCCTAGCCTTAACCTTTATCTTCTTCCCGTCATTAGTCTCAATCATCACATACCCAACACTACTTGCACCACTTGTTAACCAACTCGCCTTCTTGACCCACTCCTCAAATGGCACATAAACTACCGGGTGATATTTCATAGGCAAAAACTCGTTACATAACGCGTCCCAGTGCATACCAAAGTAATTATGTTCAACTCCACCAGCAGCCAACTCCTTAGCCTCTTTTAGTATATCAAAACCTGGAAAAGGATAATTTCTATATCCTGATAGAACAGCATTTTCTATATACCATAACCAATTCTTGTCGTCCAAACCTGTAGTCTTGATTAAATCGCTTACTTTCTTAACCACTGCAATATAGTGTTCCAAGTCACCTTCTAACGCCCCCAAATAGACTATCCTTTCGTACCACTCATTTCCAAATATAGCTACAGCACACAACAAATTAGTTACAAAAATCAGATCCCAACCTACATTCGTATGTTTAAGACACCTTTCCAACTCCTCATGTCTATTTTGATCTCTCATGACTACCACCCAGTCCAACAACCTCGTACGTCTCAACGACAAGTCAGTCTTTGTCCTTGGTGGCCAGATCTCTTCACTTAACAATCCAAACTCTTTTTTATCTCTAACTACTAATAATCTATCTACGTTCACCGGGTCTACAAATTCTTTTTGCTTCTCAAACTTTGGCACTTTCTTTTTAACATCAACCCAACTAAGTTTTTGTCTTAGTGTAGGGTCGGGCAAAATTTCAAGAGAATCCGCTTCTAAGGCTAGGCCTTTACCAAATTCAGGAATACGCGAGGACACTGCAATACCCAATGATTTTGACATCGTTAACCGTCCCGTTAACCATTCGATTGCGGTACGGTTATTGACGTCAAATCGCGTGGCCAGCACGCGATTTAAGCTTTCTTGCCCTCCCCATACTCCG